GGCCTCTGGAAGGGAAAGACTCTTCGCTCGTATTGCTGACCCGGCATTGAATTTCAAGGATAACATTACAGGTGTTTCGCCTTTTGACGAGTTTGCGGCGCAGGGATTTCCGCTGATTGCGGCGAACAAGAAGGTTGAGAGTGGGATTCACGCCATCCGGGATCTCTTGGATCAAGATCCGCCAGGGTTGTGGATATTCAGTGATTGTCGGGGTATTATTTGGGAGTTCAAGCATTATGTTTTTGCCGATCTGGAAAGCGATCCCAAGAAGAATTATTCGGAAAAGATCAAAAAGCGTGATGACGACTACATGGATGATTTAAGATATATTATCAATAGTGGAATCAAGCCCGGTATTGTGGGCGCTGCGACGCCCCAATATACTTATACGCCCACCGGTAGGATAAAAGGGGTGCAGTATGCCAGAAAATAGTAAACTTGTTGACGATATAATGACCAAAGTGAACGCTGCGGACAACGACATCTCCGAAAAGCGTGATCTCTGGTTGGAATATTACAAGTTATATCGGAATTTCAAGGATGAAGTGTCGGTTGACGGGCGTTCAAATGTGGGGTTGCCGTTGGCCTTTGAGTGGGTAGAGGTGGTTTTAAGCCGGTTGTTTGATGTTTTCGCCGGGAAAAGACCGTATATTCGGGTTCGGGGACGGGAACCGATGGACGATCCATTCGCCGAACCGATTCAGATTTATCAGAATTACCAGTATGATCTGGCAGGTTACAAGAAGATGATGTATGATGTGCTTCACCAGGTTTTAATCTATGGAACCGGAATAGTGAAGTATTATTGGAAGTATCGAACCGGCGACCGCACCGTCATGCGCCCGATTTTGCCGGAAATGCCCGAAATGGGTGTCGTGCCTATGCGTGAAGAGGTGCCGATTTACGATAATGTTGCCTTTGAGGTGGTAGATGTGTTTGATTTTTCGGTAGATCCGGCGTCGACCATCGAGGAAGCGGCATGGTGTTGTCATAAAACCCACAAAACCGAGGATTATCTGAAGGAAATGCAGAAACTCGGTATTTATTCCAATATTGATGAGGTTATTCGGGAACATAACGATACTCATAGCGGTGGCGGGCATGAGGATGATTCCAATAAGCAGGCAAGGGTTGCCCTTGAAGGGCATAAGCCTGATTTTGGTGGATTACTACCACGGTATCTGGTTCGTGAATACTGTACCGATGAGCGGATTATCACCATTGCGGATGATAAGTTTGTTATTCGTAATGTAGAGAACAAATATCATGCCAAACCCTATCTGAACGCTAAGATTATCAGTACCCCTCATGAATTTTATGGGATTTCTCTGATAGAGTCAGGCGCTCAAATGGCGAAAGTTATGGAGGATCTGGTCAATAACGCTCTCGATAATCAGAATATGGGTATCAATAAGTTGATCGGGGTCGATGAGTTGAGGGTGGACGATACGGAACTGGTTGCCGGTCCCAACAGGATATTCCATACGAGGGGGAATCCCGCTGATGCCATTTACGAGTTCCAGTTTTCTGATCTGGCGCCGAGCGTTATAGCCATCATGAATATTATGAATGATTTTGCCAAGAAGGGAACTGGTGTTGTCGATTATCTTGTGGGACAGGCCACGTCAGGCAAGACTGCTACTGAGGCATCGTTGATGACTAACGAGGCGGCCAAGCGGATCGGATTGCACATACAGATATTCGGTGATACGCTGGTGGGTCCGTTGGCGAAAGCAGTTCACAATCTCAATCGACAGTTTCAGGTTGACGAAAAGGTTGTGCGTGTTACCGGCATACAGGCTGACGTTTTTGATACGGTGAGGGTAACACCCGATGTATTCGGTGCCGAGGTGGACTTCATCTGGGAACATGAGGACAGGGCACTCAACAATATGGTCGCCGTTCAGCAGTTGACGCAACTGCTTTCTATCTCTGCGGGCGACCCGGTTCTCTTTTCGTTCAAGCCCACCATATTCAAGAAACTGCTTGAGAAATTTGATCTGCATGAGAATGATGAACTGATGCAGGCTGTAAAGATTGCCGAATCGATGGTGCCGATAATGCAGCAAGTGGCTATTACGCAGGGGATGTCTCAGGGTATTAATGCTGGCGGGGGCATCCCCAACGCTGAAAAGGTAACGACGGGTTCGGAAGGAAATATAAGTCAGAGTGTGAATAAAAAGACCAACCCGCAGTATGGGTCGGTAATGAATGTCGGAGGTTAAGAAATGAAGAAACTGTTTTTAACTCTAATTCTTGTAATCGGTGTGGCTTCATGGGCCAATGCGACCATTGAGGTAACTGCCGATACGGGTGATGGTGGTCCAGCCAACACGTCGGTGAATATCGTGGTGGATACCACCGATGGCAACCCTCCCGATTCGGCTGTGAGGCAATATACATTACTATGGGGTACGAGTGCCAATCCAACTACACGGCAGGATTCCATTACGGGTTCCCACACTTTCCCGGATACCTTTGCGATGACCGGGCTGGAGAACGGCAGTTGGTATCACTATCGTGTTGAATACATAGACAGCGTTACGACAGACACAACCGCCAGTGACTCATTCCAGACTGATGATGTGGTGCAGACGTTGACGATCTACGATACCACCACCAGTGAGTTTAGTGTGGGGATAGAGGTCACGGGTGCGGATTCGGCGGAAAGCAAAATAGTTTTAATTGTGGGGTTAATTGGCGGGTCTAAAACACGGGCCGACTCCACTACATCAATTAACAACAACGACGATTCGCTCACAGCAACCGGTCTAACCCACAACAAAACGTATGAGATCTTTACAATCTGCGATGACAGCACAAGCACCGATACTTCCGCATTCGATACCCTGTTGATGGAAGGCATAGGGATAGCTACGTCTGTGTATGATACTACATATCGGAATTTCAATGTGGGCATAGAATTGACCAATCTGGATTCGGCGGCAAATAAAATCGTTCTCGTTACAAAGGAAATCACCGATGCCACGGTAGAGGTTTATTCACGGGTGGATTCCGCCACGTCGATCAATAATGATGACGATTCGCTTGAGGCGGCCCCCACCCCATACGACCTGACGAAGAACGCAAATTACGCATGGTTTATCATAGTGACCGATTCCACGGGGACGGACTCATCTACGATAGATACGATTGATATTGATGATTTCCCATGGTATGCTTACAACAATCCTCAGGGGTGGGTTACATCGAATGTGGCTCACGCCACATGGACATGGGATGAATCGCAGGATGCCTTTACGTCTGATAACTTTTCCATCAACGATTCGTGGGGTGGAAAGATATGGGCACGGGTTATCGGGGAGGATAACAACAGGACATTCGATTCGCTATATCTTATTGTTTATAGCGGCGAACCGACGGGTGATCTGAACGCCATAGATACGCTCATAACCGCCGAAGCCGATACTGGAACATACACAGTGGAATATATCTGGCGGCCTATTGCCCCCGAAGATTCTGTATGGAAAAACCGCCTTGGATACGAGGATTGGGGGTTGACGCTGGAACTAAGGGGGAGCGTAACCGACTCGTCCGAATCGGTGGGCGATACCATGGATCTCGACGACAGATATCTTGACATCTGGCTGGAGTTTTACAAGTAATGGGCAAAAAGCGTAATCGTAAAGCCGGCAAGGGTAAGAAACCCACAAAATCCAAGGGGAAGGGCACACCCAACAGGAAGGGAACGCCACATAGGAACAAGGTTGTTCTGTTCGATGTTGACCAGGGACAGTTATAGATAGTTGGAATTGGAGTAGTCGGTGAAAATTTTTTTTACAGGACATCTGGGCACCATAGCTCAAGATATAATACCGTTATTCGACGGTCATGAAGTTATCGGGTTTGACAAAAAAGAAGGTCACGATCTGATGGATATGACACACATCTACCGGATGTTCCCGGATAAGCCCGATCTGGTTTTTCATCTCGCCAATATACCACACCCAAGTCACAAGATACCGGCCAGTGAGTATCAGGCCAACAATCTTGAGGGAACACTTCATTTGTTACGGGTGGCTAAAGAACGTGAGGCACAGGGTATCGTGTTTTTCAGTTCGTTGGCTGCTCTGGGTTTCGATGCTCCCATTAAGGGCGCCCCGCAGGAATCGTGGAACGACGATGAGTATCCGGCAGGTTCGCCGCCGTATGATGAGGATGCGGAGCCGTTGTCGAATGATTGGACCGTAGAGCCATACGGTGTGTCAAAAGTATTTCAGGAAAAGGCGATTATGGCTTCGGGTATTCCCTATCTGATCTTCCGTCTCGGTCCCTATGGCACTCCGATACCCGATATGGATAATTACTACAATGATGCTGTTAGTAGAAATTATGTGTGGAATATCACACAGAGGATATTGGACGGCGCTCCGATAAACAATGAACTTATTCATGTTTGCCGTCCGGGTATGTGGGGTGGCGGCAAGTTGGAAAAATGGCTTCAGTCGTAACGGCAATCATACTTGCGTGGATGCTTGACCACATACAGTATCGGGTATCCTCGTTTAATTACGGTAAACCGTATAACGGTTATGGTTCGATAAACAACGTGGTGACGGGTATGGCCGATGCCCCGATGCAATACAGGGTTTTGATCCCGTGGATTTACTGGCCCCTGCGAAGATGGGGATTCGTCTCTTACGAGATGATGAAGATCGGGTTTATGGCTCTGTCGCTATGGGCTTTCTGGTATTACTGTCAAACGCTGTGGGGGCAGGGTTACACAGGAATGGCAATATACGCCCTGTTAATTGTTCCACAGTTTCAATTTGATTATTCTGAACAATATTTGGAGGTCTCAATATGGGTAGCTTTTCTTCTGACGATGCACTTTGGACTGTTCTGGGTAAGTATTGTTTTGATCGCATTGGGGGTATTAACGAGGGAAACGACGGTATTTCTGTTACCGATTTATTTCCTGGCTACAATGCAGGTATGGCAGTCTTTGATTCTGGCAATCGTGTTTGGCATAACATGGTTGATGCCACGAATCTTGTATGGTTGGAAAGACAACTATCTGAAAAACGGGGTTCGATCCAGGGGGCAACCGTTTAAGGGGTTTGACCACTCTAAAAGAAACGTGAAAGAATTATGGGCTGGATTCGGAAAGGGTTTACATTATTCTCTGTTTTCCTTGCTGTATGTTTTGCTGTCTGGGCTGGCTTGTTGGATTAATCCGTTTCCGTGGAATTACGTGGTTTTTATAGTTATCCCATTTATACTATTATGGTTTTTCAGGGCAATGTTTTACGAGACGAGAGTAGGAATGCCGTTGTTGGTGTTTGTGGTGCCAGCGGTATTGGAGGTGTTTAATGTCGCTAATTAATTTGGGTAGATTGAGAAGAGAACAGAAGAAAAAGCGGGATGAAGCCCAGGGGAAAGAGTGTCGGGAAACGTGTAATGACTGGAGTAAAATTAATGCCATGATTGATACTCCGGGTTGGAAACTGTTGTTGGCTAAGATTAATGAGGAGTTTGAAAGTCATAATAGCGTATTCAATGCCAATGCTGATAAGTTACAGGAAGAACGTGGTTACTGCAACGGACTGAAGTTTCCCTTGCAGGAAATTGTGGCATATAAACGGCGAGCGTTGAAGGCCCAGAAAACTCTGGATACCCTCGCCAAAAACAAGGAGTAACAAATGAGTGACGAAGAAATTCAGGAAGGTTCGTCCGTTGGGGAAGAAACCACCGAACCAACCGAAACTGAAGAACAAGTCACGGAGGAACAGGCATCATCCACAGAAACTCAGTCGAAACCGGAGTGGCAGGCCCGCTACCGTTCGCCTGATGATATGTGGGAGGATGTTAAAAAGTTCCAGGGTGAGGCGGCAAAAGCTAAAGCCCAAATGGATCAGTATCAGCAATCGACACAGGTTCCTGATAATACGCCGGAGGGTGCGAGCAACGAAGAAATGCTCGACAAATTCGTGAAAGATCCACAGGGTTTTATGCAGGAAATGATGGCGCCCATTCAGGCACAGTTGGCACTAACGGAGTTCCAACGCACCCATAAAGATTTTGACGAAGTGAAAGAGGTTATGGCGAGTGTCGTTAATAGAACTCCGGCAATTTTGGCTGATCCTGAAGGATTGGAAATGGCGTATAATCACGCTAAGGCGATTAAGAACGCACAGAAAATGGCTGGTGCGGCTACGGCTATGCAGTCCCACAAGGAGCAGGTCACAGAGACCAAGAAAACTGATGCTTTCGTGGAATCCGCCACCACGCCGAAACCGTCTCCCAAACTTGAATTAAGACCCGGTATGTCGCCCCAAGAGATGGATGAGATTCTCGACAAAAAGGGCGACAAGTGGTATAACCGGGACACCTAACAGAACAATATAATTCCTATTAAGGGGGGATTTAATTGGCTTCTACACAAACCACCGCAACACTAACTAAGGATATGCAGACTTATTACGATAATATATTTCTGCAGAAGGCCCGTGACAACATGGTGGTTGCGCAGTTCGCCGATACCAAGACCGTTCCTCTGTATAAGGGTAAGGTTGTTGACTTCTTTCGCAGGAAGCCGATAGCGCATACTACCACGGCCATCACCGAAGGTGAAGAAACGGCTAACCAGACCGATTTCTCCGGTGAAAATGTGCAGGCTACCATAGCCCATTACGCACAGTGGTCCAAATACTCAAGGTTCGTCTCGATGACATCGAGAGATCCAGAGTTGAAGACTCTTGCCGAGGAGTTCGGTATTACGGCCGCTCACGCTATCGACGAGATTCTGATGACCGAAGTTATCATGCGTGGTGCCGTGCCCGTGAGGGTTGACGAGCTGCTTACTACCTCTACATGGACGAGAACTGGTGTCGTTGACACCGATGCACTTAACGCCAGCAACGCACTCGTTGATGCTTCTATCAATGAGACAACCGATAACTATTGGAGTGGCGCCCACATTGCCCTGTTTGACGAGTTTTATACAAACTACGGCTATGGTGGGCAGGTAACTTCATTTGACGCTTCCAGTGACTACATCGAAATGAGTCCTGCGGCCCCGGCCGCTCACGCAAGTGGCGGGGGGTATCGTATGGTTCACGGCTCAACACTGGCCGCAACCGATGTCTTGACTGGAACGGCGATGAAATATACCGCCGCTCTGGCAAATGCCCTGCGGTTCTACAAGTGGGATGGTGGATGGTTACATACCATCCTCTGCCCCGAAACCCACAGCGATTTACAGGATGACACTGTTTATCTTGCTGTTGCGGAATATCACGACAGTGATAAGACGATTTACAACGGCATGATAAAGTCGCTATGGGGGCATAAGTTCTTCATGGGTAATACACCGTATCGAGAAGGCACGGATGGAGTTTATTCGGCCACCGGAACGGTATATTGTACGCCTACGCTGGGACGAT